ATGTACTCTTTATTTCTGCAATACTTAAATTTGTTTGCTGTCTAACAATTTGAACTAATGATTTACCACTTGCTTTAGGCTCTACTAAAGATAAATTAACCTTAACACCACTTACCGCTATATGATTTGGTAAAAACTTCAATAACTCTGGCATTTCTAAATATTTATCAATACTTGAAAGTATAACATAATCATTATTCCACTTAGCCCCAATTTGAAAACCACTAGGGTCGTTCTTAGTGTCTTTTGTATACGCTCCATCGATAAATAATTCCCAATTTAAAGACTCTAAAGGGACTTCTGATTTATCAACTATTTTAAACCAATATTTACGCCATTCACCACCCTCAGCAGGCGAAGGAGTTTGCATATATTGACCTGCAAAGTTGTAACGGTTTGCCTGTCTAATTTGCTCTAATTCATTGAAATTGTGCTTTTCTTCCCATAAAGGTTTATTTTCTTCATCTAATGCTGGTAAACATAAATGAGTCCATTCTTCACCAGAACCTCCATTTAAAAGAAATCCGCTTAAATCTTCTTCATGTAACCTTTGCATAATTACAATAATTGGAGTTTCTCTGTCGTTTACACGGCTTCTTATCGTAGAGTTGTATCTTTCATTAACCGCATTCCTTTTAGCGTCTGAATTAGCGTCGTCTGGCTTTAATGGGTCATCAATAATAATTGCTCCTGCAAACATTGTACTTTCAGCAACTCCAGCCCCAAAACCCGTAATAGCACCCCCAGAAGCTGTAGCGTAAACTCCTCCTCCTTGTTCGTTAAACCATTTCTTTTTACCTTGAGCATCTTTCTTTAATTTCATGCTCCAAAGCTCTTGAAACGATTCAGATTCAATATATTCTTTTGTTTGGGAGCTATTGTCTAATGCTAAATCGTCAGAGTAAGAAAGATGTATAAATTTAGCTTGTGAGTTTTTGGCTAAACACCAAGAAATAAAACACTTTACAGCTAATTCAGTTTTTCCGTAACGTGGTGGTATATTAATAATACCTCTTTTAATTTCACCGTTAAATACCTTAGTAAGAAACTCCGATATTAAAACAAAATGAGGCGCAACTATAAAATTTCGCCTGTGATTTTCTTTGTAAATATAACGAGTGAAAAATAACAAATCGTTCTCGCAAAGTATTTTAGTTACTGCCTGTTCATTAGTAAGCATCTAATAAAGATTTTTTTATCCTTTGAATTTCTTTCTCGTCAAGTTCTTTTTCATCTATATTCAAATTGGTTTGTTCCACTACCTGTTTAGGCATTCCGTAACGATATTGCAACCACGTTTTAATAGCATTAGTATCTCCAGACTCAACTTTTTCTCCTAATGCCATCCAAACAGTTTCTGGAATCATTACAGCGTCCATTTGCTCGATTAATTTTATTTCATCAATCTTTGGTTTTCTGCCTGCATTTTTATTACCTCCGTTATTTTTTCTTCCATCTTCTTTCATAATCATAAAAATTCATTAATGATTCCAAATATACAAAAAAACCCTTAATAATAGATTAAGGGTAAAAATTAGTTATTTAGATTTAATTTTCCATACTCCGATAGAATTTTCGTGACTGTTATATTTTTTATATTCTAATAAAAACCCATAATTACTTACAGTATTTATAGATAAAAAATTAAATATATAAAAAAATTTACATCCTTCAAAAATAACATCCTCTATTATATATCCCTATCTCATTTCAATAGATATTTAATAGGTTTAGTATCTATATGCTCTTTAGCCAATTTCTTAGCTTCAACTTTCAATCTCGCTTCTATTTCGAAAATAGTTTCGTATTTGTTTGTTAGTTTGCTCATAATTGTATTATTTCTATTTTATAACCAAGTTCTGATTCAATTTGTTCTTGTGTCATTTGTTTTTTAACATCAAACACATCAGAAAACCATTTTTTTAATTTAGGCAATGTAAATCCGTTTTCTAATTCAAGTAATTGCTCTTTTGTGATTGTGTAGGTTGGTTGTTTATAGGTTAATATTTTAGCGTAGCCTTTATTTTCATCCCAAAGCTGTACGTGGTGTCCTTTATGTCCTTCAATAGTTACCCAAAAACAACCCAAATCACAATGTATTTCTCTAATTATATTTATAGAAATGTCTGTTTCATTTCCATTTATTAAACATTTAACTATCCCAGCATTCTTAAAATATTCTCTTACTTCTTGTAGTGTTGGTATATTACCCATAATGTAAAGATTAAAATTATTATTAATATTGTTTTTATAAATAGTTTAAATAGAATATTTGCTCGTTCGTCGTCTAGGCTCATAACTTAATATTTTTTAATTTATTAAGGCAAATTAAGCCAATTCCGTTATCTGTATTTTCTAATAAATCTATACACTCTTTTATTACAATTTCCATATCCTTCATTTTTAGAAACTGCTTCCAATTTTCTTGTTGTGCTTCTTCTAATTCTGTTCGCTCTAAAGGTGCTTCGTCTAATGGGTTATACTCTGTCATAATTTATAATTTTTATCAAATGTAAGTATAATAACTAACATAACAATACATTTTTAAAACTTTAACATTTAACCGTGATTTAATCTAAAAAGAACCTCTTGCAGTTCTTTAGCTTTATCATAATCTTTATTTTTAAAAGCTTCTCGGATTTGTTCTGGTAATTGGCTTGGTTTATTCGCTATTGCATTGTATTTGTCGCAATTGGTTTTACCTTGTGTTTTACATTTTAATTGGCAGTGACGGCAGTTTGACATTAGAATAATTTAGTTTGTGACATGTGGTTTTTAATACGCTCCCTTGCTTTATCAAAATACTCTTTATCTAATTCACAAGCTGTTAAATCAAATCCGTAATCGTGACAAGCTATTGCAATACTTCCAGAGCCTAAATGTGTATCGAGTATTTTATCGCCTTGTTTGGCATATCTGTCAAGGCAATATTTATATAATTCAAATGGTTTTTCTGTCGGGTGTATTTTTGATTGTTTATTAGACATATCTTCTTGAAGCATCCCATTCCATGTATGTTTAAATATTCTAGTAGCTATATTAAATGAAGTGTAAGCTAGTTCAGCATCGGCAAATTTTGTAGTACCATTATTTTTATCCCATACAATCCATCCTTGAGAATTATTCAATAAATTAGCAAAATAATTTCCGCCCCAAATAATCTGATTTTTAGATACTCTTTTTAATTCGTTAAAATATTCTTGTGTAGGTATTGCATTATCCCATTCTTTTTTAGTGTGTTTTGATTTTAAAGCAGCACCTTTCCCTGACTTTCTTTTTTCGCCTGCAAAGGTATTTGATGCTCCAATCCCATAAGGCGGGTCGCAAATCGCAAGGTCATAAAATTTATCAGGAGTACGCTTTAATAATTCCATGCAATCCTCATTTGTAATTTGTATCATAATTAATAAATTTTTCATATACCATTTAATTAATTCTTTTATGTCGTAAAACTACCATTTAAAGAAACATAAATAACCTTTAGCGGTTAATTGTTGCATTGATAATTTTTGCGATTCTAAATGGTCGTTTTCATATAAATAATTTTTCAAAATCTTCAATATTTCTAATTAAATAATAATCAAATCCTAATAAATTAACTTTGGATTCAAATATCTTCTGAACTTCGCTTTGTATTCCTTTTTCAATCTTCAATTCTATAAAAAGACATTTACCTTTAAATAAAACTATTAAATCAGATACGCCTGCCATTGTTCCTGTTTCTTTTAATTTTTTAGCTTCTAAAAAGTTTCTTGATCCACCGTTTGGGACTGAAAAAATTAAGCCTTCATTTTTAATTTGGTATTTATTTTTAAACCAAATAACGCATTTTTGTTGTAGTTGATCTTCTGTCATAGGTAATATTTTTTAGGGTAATATTTTTAATTTAAAAGAGTATGAAAAAATAATTAAAATTCATTATGTGTGTAATATATGTAAAATGAAATGTATTATTAAAAGTTTACGGATATTTTATATTACTTATTACCTTTGGTGTTAAGCCTTACTATCATTGGGTTTAGGAGGTAATGTTTTTTTATTACCTTTTTATTACCTTATTACCTCTAAAAAGGCACATCTTGTTGATTTTCAACAACTTGATTAAAAACAGGCTCAACAAACATCTTTAAACCAAAAATAACTTTTCCATCTCTCTTATAGCTTCTATAGGTAATTTTATTTTTAGTAAGTATATCTTTTATGTCATATTTCGAAATATTAAACGATGTTATGCAATTTAATTTGTGTAAAATATTACCTTGATTTACTATAACTTCCTCTGTATACTTTTCGTTTTGCTCTATAGAATAGTAATTGAAAAATATTTCTTCAATGGGTAATACTTCAAGATTATGAGATGTATTTTTAGATAAATATTCTGTATCCTCTGAACTATAAATTTTCCAATCGAAGTCTTTTCTCCATAAATCGTAAACCTCACGCCAAAGATCATCTGTATTAATCTTAATCATTTCATCATAATTGATTGAAACAACGTTAATCGGTAAAATACGCCTATTTCCTGTAACATCTTTTAAAATATCACTCTCATTACTTGTACCACATAAAGATGCTTTACGTTTCATTTTTGAATAAAAAGCGGAATAAGGCAAACGAATATCAATTTGGTTTGCATCAGCTATTTTTTTGAAGTCTTTCACGTCCTTTGTTGCTAAACCTCCAAACTCATCATCTAATACAAGTAATCCTTTAACAAGGTTATAAATACTGTCTTTATCTTTTGCATCGATTCTATGCTCTATTAAGTACTTTCTTAAATCTTTAGGTAATAGATTTCTAAAGAAAGATGTTTTTCCTGTACCTTGCTTTTGTCCGCATAAAACGAGCGTCAAAGGACTTACTTTTGTTTCATGGTGTGGACTAATCCAATTATGAACCGAACCAACAAGCCATTTTTTAAACGCCCAGCGATTATACTCGCTTTTCGGTTCGATACAATCAGCATACTTTTCAATATTTCCTTTTTCAAAATCCTTAACGCTAAAAAATTCATTCAATGGGTTTATTGTTTGAGTAGCTTCTGAATTAATCATATCCCGAACATCTGACTTATTTACGTTAAAATCTAAACAATTCTTTGCGCTGAAGTAGATGCTATTTAGTTTTACATCGTCTAAAATTTTATCGTTTATGAATATTTCATTTGTTATTGAGTCACGATGTGGGTTATAATTTTCAAGTATAAAGTTTTTAAGCTGGTTAACTTCCGTTTCTTCGCTATCTACTTGAAAGTCAATTTTAGAATTAATGATACTATTTATCAATTCATCGCTTGGAGTATCTAATTTTAAAACCTCTGTAACGTGTTTCTTTACACTTTCAATTGTTGGTGTACCTTGTGTTTTTTGAAGTGCAACTGTTGCAATAGTTTTCTTTGTCAACTCGCTATAAACTTCAATCCCTTGCTCTTTAACGTAATGGTAAAAAGTACCTATTGTTATGTTTCCAGGTTTGCAAAAGTTTTTATAATGCTTTTCAATATCCTTTTCAACATACTTACTTCCATTTTGACAAATAGCCTTAAAATAATCTAATCCAGCAGAGCCGAACTTTGAACCAATTGCAAAACCTATATTGCAATATCTTTTATAATCATCTTGACATAAATCAACACTTTTTATTTTATCAATTATTTGGCTAAAATCATCCTGCACAAAAACAAATTCTTGCTTTTTAGGTTTTACTATTTTACCCTTTGCAATAAATTTTAATGCTTTTTCGTTAGTAAAAATATACGGGTCGTATGATAGAAAACGCAAACGATTTTTATTTTTACATGATTGGTCTATCATTATATTAAAATTATCCCAGTAATATTGTCCTATTTCGTTAAACGATTCTAAAAACTTATTTGGATTAATTTTAATAAATACACATAAACCATCGCCACCAAATGAACGATGAGAAACAAAAGTATATTTATCATCGTTAATTTTATTTAGCAGTGGTAAATCAACGTTTTCATCAATATCAATAACAATTAAGCCATTTAATTCAAGTATGTTTGATTCAACCTTTGCACCTTGATTCATAATTGCTGAACCTGTAATCACTGGCATCTGATTCTTTAACTCTTTGTATCTTGTAGGCTCTTTTTTAAATGCTCTAGCTGTTAAAACTAAATCCTGATACTTCCCATTCTTAATAATTTCAATATAATTATCTAAATCAATATCGGTTTTATTAGTGTCTTTAATATTTTGGTAAAAGCTAAATTTCATATTTTTTTATTTTAAAACATTGATATTTGATTTTGTGCTACATCTTTGTAAATTTCGCTTTTAAATTTTATAATAGAAGTATCATCGTTAATTGAATCGCCAATCCATTTATAAGAATAACTTGGTCTGTCTATCATTTTTCTGCCATTTGTATCTTGTGGCGGAACTTTTAAATTTCCTTCTGTTGCAAACCAATTTTTATCTTTTGACAATGCAATACCTAAAGCTGGCGACATTGTTCTAATATACATTTGATTTTTTTCTTTCCAATACAAGCCAGAAATATAATTTAAAATAGATTTACCTAATCCTAAGCCTTGAAAATCTGGGAGTATAACTATTCTGCTTATTCTACGAGTTTTTGCGTCACCAACGCCCGGAAATGGTAAAACAGCTACAAATCCAATCGGCTTATCATTCCAAAGTACTAAATAATTATTAGCGGCTTTATTTAAATCTTCTGTTAAATAATGATGCTGTTTGAATAAACGCCAAGCTTCATATCTACATCGAACAATCGAAAGTTCAATTTTTGGTTGCCGAAGTTGTGACGCTATTTCAAGACGCCCTTTAGATGGTGAATAAATCCAATCTGGTTGTAACCATTCCATAATATCAAAATGACATGAAGCTAAAACTATTTTTTTATTAGTTCTACGAATGTATTTTTGTAATGCGTTACTCATTGCTTTTGCTACATCACGATCAACTACGCTTGTGTATTCATCAATCAAAATAGTTTCATTCTCTTTTGCGCTCCCTACAATGTAGGCTAAATTTGCTCTATATTGTTCACCGTTTGATAATGTGTTAAAAGGTCTTAACCAAGTAGGAACAGAACTTAAACCCATCGCACTTAATAAAAATGTAGCTTCTTTTGGTTCTAACCAATCGAAATTACTTATTAAAGATTTTGAATTATCAAAATATGATTTGTCCATTTCTTTTTTAAAGTAATTTTTTAAAATAGTTGTTTTGCCTGTTCCGCTACCTCCATAAACAACGCCAATATTCCATTTATTTCCGATGTGTTCTAAATTAGCTTCGATAATTATATTTGATTCTTCTTTGTTTTGAATGTCAAACGCTTCATAAATATATTCAGTATATTTATCGTTATTAATTTTGTGTGTTAAATTAATTTTCATATTTAATTTTTTTAGTTTCGATTAGTATTTTTTCGCAGTAAGAGTCAAATTTTGAATGCTTTCCATATTTTAATATAGAACGTATAACTTGCAAATATAAAGGGAAAAGGTGCTGTTTAAATTTTAAATAAAATGTTTTGTTTCGATGATGATAGTTAAAATTTGATTCTGTAATTTCTTGTTTAACTAAAAAGTTAATCCATTTCATCCGTAAAACTTTAAGAGCTTCGTATTTTGTATGCCCTTTATTTATGTGAAAGTTAAGGTCTATTGTTGGTATTTCTAATTTATTTCGTTTTCCTTTAATTTCAAATAGTTTTAGTTCCTTTTCTTCTTCTGGAATTTCAATTTCACAACCGCAATTAGGGCAAACTTTTTCTTTCTTTTCAAAGTTGTAACCGCATTCTTCACATTCGTACATTTCCTTTAAATACGACTTTCTTTGCCTATCAAAAAATATTTTTTTCCAATCTCTATCAAAACTAAAAATACCATGTTCTTCATTATTATTGCCACCATCAATTAACGTAAAATAAGTCTTTTCTATTTTATTTGTTTTTCTTGCTCCACGCCCTGCAATCTGAATCCATAAAGAAAGGCTTTTTGTTGCTCGAGCCATTAATATAACCTCAACATCACAAACATCAAAACCCTTTGTAAAACAACCTGTATTAATTAATACAGCATCTTGTGTAGTTCTAAACCATTCGACAATTCCTTCACGTTCATTTGAATTATTATTTACACTATCGTAAGTCTTTACATTTTTATCAAAAAATAAATCAGCGTATATTTTATTTGTTTCGGTAGATGAGGTGAATATCATAGTTTTTTTACCATCGCATAATTTATCAAATGTTTTTTTAAGTGCTGATGTGTAGGATTGTGATTGAAAAACTTCTTTTAAACTGCTTGCTGTAAATTCACCGCTTGCATCTGTTTTTAATCCACTTGCATCAAAATCAATATATTCGTTTTTTTCTGGAATAAGATACCCGTTCTGCATTAACCACGAAATAGGTTTTCCACAAACAATATCATCATACCATTGCGACATAGTTTCAACTTCACTATATTCATCATCGACTTTAGTTCGCTTTAATCTTACTGGAGTAGCTGTAAAACCAATTCTTTTACAATTTGGTAAAAATTCAAACAATTTATTAAACTCCCAGATGTGGCACTCGTCAATAATACAATAGTCAAATGAAGGTAGTTTTTTTCTTCTATTCCAAAGTGATTTAACCATTGCAACTATAACTTTATTTTCTGGTATTTTTTTACATCCAGCCAAAATGCATCCAACGTCTAAACCTTGTTTTATAAAAGTATCTACTGTTTGATTTACTAAGTCTTCGCTATCAACTAAAATAAGTGTTT